AACTATCTAAAAATTGTTTTTGTTCATTTTTATTTAAATTACATTTGTACATTTTATGAGCCCATGTTAATAGAGCAACTTCATGTGCATGTAAAGCGTCTGATAACGCTTGTAATGTTTTAGCTACAGGCTCATCAACTTTATATTTTTGACCAGCAATATTAACTTTTTCTTTTTTAGGTTTTAATTTCATTTAGTATTTATTATTTAAATTTGTTTTTTTGCCAATATTTTTTATAATATTCTTTTCTTCTCGTTTCCGAACATCCTTCTCTTTTTCCAAATCTTTCTGAAAATATTCTGTTTACTGTAGCAACAGTCATGTTTAAAGTATGTGCAGCATTTTTTATAGAAACTTCTTTAATTCTTATATAATCTAATACATAATCTTTTTCTTCTTCAGTAAGATCTATAAAGTTTGTTAATGGTTTTTTAATTTTAGTCATAGTATTTTTATTATTACGCCTGCGTTTTCTTTGTCGTAAGAATACTTGCCGAAAGATGGTAAAATAAAATCACAATTATCATCTTGTATATAATCGTATTGTACCATCAAATCTTGCACTGTTTGGCATGGGTTAATGTAATCAAACTTTCGTCTACTATTTCTTATAAATGTAAATTCTATATTATATGGCACATCTTTATCTTTTATTAAATCTAAGAATTTTTCTTTATTATTTAGCCAGTCTTGTTTAGTTTTAGTTATATAATTTCTAACTGTTTTAGAGTGTACTAAATACTTGCCTGTCCACACTTTACTGTTCTTTGAAGACGGTACATTTCCTGCTATAAAAATTGTATCCATTTCGCAAAGATAATAAAAATGTGAGAGTTTCACCCATTAGGAATTGTGGCGCACTTAAATCTTAAAAGTTTAACCTGTCTAGCAGGACACTTACCTGATCCTAGGGATCTGTTATCTCTCTCATTTATAATTATTTAGAAAGGCATATCTTCATCATTAGAACTAGAAGCCATAGAGCTATTAGCCTTAGACCATTCTGAATGCTGCATACTAAATTCTGACATTTGTTCATCTGTTAGGGTTTGATTCATGTCATTATTATATGTACATTTTCCTCCTGACTTAGCAGACCATCTATATTTAGTAGCGTTTCTAATAACAGGCTCTTGATTATCCCTGTTTTTACTAATATATTCTTCAGATATAAATGCTATCATTAAGCTATTTCCTATAGCATCATTCATAGCCTTACTGTCGTCACTAAAATCTTTTACTCCAGAGTTTACTAAAAAGTCTTTTATTTGTTTAGTTTTCCATTCTTTTGTAGAAGGCTTGTCTGTTTCTTTAACAGCCCAAAATCTACATCTTCCTACTTTACCATTACTTATTACTGCGTATTGTATAAATGGAGATCCTTTGTAGTCTTCTAATTGTTCTGATGTAGATAGACCTGTAATTTTACATTCATAGGCTCCAGGAGTAATATATTCTATTTTTTCTCCTTTTGCTTTAGATTGTGTCGTTGTGTTTAAATTAAATGGTAGTGTGCTCATTGTTTAATATTTTTAATATTTCTTGTTGTTTTTGTCTTTCAGCTATTAACTGAAATTTAATAGATTGATTATTTTCTGTTAATCTTTTATTTTCACTAACAAAATGATTTAATTTTTCTAGTATTTCTTGTCTTGTTAGCTCTAGTGGTGTGTTTATACTATTTTTTGGTATTGCGCTTTCCATTATTTATTGTTTTTGATTTTCCAATTAATATATTTAGTCAATGTATCGCCGTCAAATATAATTTTGTCTTTTTCAGGAGCGTATGGATAGTCTTTGCCTTTCCATTGTTTTGTAGTTAAAGTTTGTATAGGCAATCTATATAAAAATCTACCAATACCCCACTCTACACACGCACGTTTAAATGCATCTGATACATGGCCTTTATCTTTTTCTACATTAGATTCTGATCCTGTGTCTGATTTCCAAACCCACTTACCATATTCTTCGGCTCCTGTTTCTGGACAATATATACCTACTTTACAAAACAATAATCCGCTTGCTTCGTAAAATATGCTTTGCCAGTTTTCTGGACCACATATTTCATCTAGTACATCCATGCAGTCTCTGGCGTCTATATAAGCTACACAGGTTGTTTTTCCAAACTTAGTAGACTGTACACGCCACTTGAATGGTATTTCTTTCTTTAAATCATTTAAATTCATTTTACACTTTCTTTTTGTTTTTCTTTTTTATTTTCATTTGCAAGTTTTCTAACTCTTGTAGCAGCTATTACAAACTTTACAAATCTTCTTATCATAACAGGTTTGCCTTTAAGTATTAAAGTTACAGCTAATTCTTTAAATGTTAAAAGCAATACTTGTCTAACTAGTTTTTTATCTATTCCTAAGTCATATGCAATCTCATTAATAATAGATTTTACTTTTGATATGCTCTTATTTTTCTTCTCCATGCAAGAGCAAATATACAATATTAATCTGTGTCACCAAGTATTTGAACAGCTAAATACATTGGGAGTACAATTATGCCCGCTATTATAAGCGCAAACATAATAGGACCTATTATAAAAACTACACAGCCTATTGCAATCGTAGATATAATAGGATATTTGCCTATTATTTTAAGTTTTTTCATAATCTATAAATTTTGTTATTTCACTTTTAAAGCTTAAGGTTACTTCACCTACGCCTATATTTCTGCCTTTAGCAAATATTATATTAGCAGTGCCTTTAGCTTGATCTCCGTTATCATTATATTCTATTCCGTAGTATTCAGGACGATATATAAGCATTACCACGTCTGCTGCTTGTTCTATTTCGCCTGACTCTCTAAGGTCAGATAATGTTGGTTTACTGTTGTTACGCATGCCTACGCCTCTGTTTAATTGGCTTAAAGCTATAACAGTAATATTTAGTTCTTTAGCTAGATTTTTTAAGGTTCTAGCTACTTTACTTACTTCTTGTTCGCGACTACCAGCTTTGTTTTTAGAACTTACAAGCTGAAGATAATCTATCATAACAAGTTTAGCGTTTTTGTTTTTTACATATTCTTTTATTCTATGCACTAAATAGCCTAAAGAAGTTATATTACCCTCGTCAATTGATAATGGTAAA